AGGACTGCTTCGGGTATGTCCATGTTACTTGGAGCTTCCAGTTTAAACATTAAAACAGTTGTCAAAAATCTTGACGACTTTTTACTGAGACCAATGGGAGAAGCTTTCTTTCAATGGAACATGCAGTTCTTTGAAGGTAGCTTGGACGTTAAAGGCGATTTAGAAGTTAAAGCTACAGGAACCAATAGCTTGATGCAGAAAGAAGTTAGGTCACAAAGACTTACCATGTTCTTACAAACTGCACAAAGTCCAGCTATTGCACCGTTTGTTAAGATTTCTAAACTCGTTAGTGAACTTGCCTACAGCTTGGATTTAGACCCTGATGAAATACTCAACGACCCTGAAGAAGCTGCAATGATGGCACAAATTATAGGAATGCAAAATGTTGGACAAACAACTGGCGAAACGACTCAACCTATTGGTGGGGAACAAGGAGCTATGGGAAGCCTTGCAGGAGTACCTGTTACACCTCAAGAACTTGGACCTACAGGCACTGGTGGTGGCAACATCGGAATCGGAAATGTTCCGGCTTCAGGGGAAACTACGTTCTCTGGTACACCTAGAGCAGTTGCCGGGCAAGGTTAAAGAGGCTCTTACTAGAAAGGAAGAAGAACAATGAGTTTATTAACAAAAGAAACTATCGAAGGTTTAAATAAAAATCCTTACACATTATTAAATGGATTAGAAGCTGCTGCTGAAGAAAAAAACAGACAATTTGCAGAAGCTAAAGCAAATAATGATGAACGTTTGCAAGAAAAACTTAATGCAGAAATTAATGAAATTGATGAAAGGATAGTTGAGATTAAAGCTGAAATTGGTGAAGAAAAATATAATGAAGATAGACTAGAAAACTTTCAAGGTGGCTATCAGATGAAACGTAAAATGTATGCTAATGGTTCATTACTTGAAGACGATATGGCAATGATGCAAGAAGAAGAAGAAATGCCAACACACACAATGCCGGATGGAACTGTTATGCCCGGTGCTACTCATGACGGTGCTACACATGGTGAATCAGAAATGGAGTCTGATTCTGAAATGGAAGATAACTATTTAGATTTTATAATTAATGAGGCATTAAGCGAAGAAGAAGAAGATATGCTTATGTCTAAATTAGAACAAGATGAAGAACTCTCTATGCTATTTGATAAAGTTATAGAAGTCGCATCAGAATTTGCTGGTTCTGGACCTGTTGAAGGACCCGGAACTGGAGTCTCCGACAGTATACCTGCTAGGTTATCTGATGGAGAGTTTGTCTTTACTGCTAAAGCTGTGGAAGAAATCGGAGCTGATAATTTAATGGCTATGATGAAGGAAGCCGAAGCTAAAGCAGATGAAAAAAGACAAGGAAAACAGTATGGTGGGATGTTATCTCAACAAGAAATGATGGATGAAAATAGAAATGTTTTATATGGTGGGAGACCACAAGAAATGGATACTTCTAAAGAAATCCAAAAGAAAATGTTGGAATACCCTATTATACGATAAAAAGGCGGTAAGGCTACCCAAGACGTCATAGGCACCTTACCATATTTATAAACCGAAAGGCTACCTTTACAAGACAAGCCCTGCAAGTGCACACGCAGCTACCTTGTTAAACGAAGCCCCCGTAGGAGAAAAAGAATATGACTACTGAAGTACAACATGAGGAAAATGCCAATCCTTACAACCAAAATAAATCATGGCATACAGACGTTGAAGAAAACTTTGACACAGCAGACGGAATGTATTTTAGCAAACCAAATGCAAAACCAAAGAATCAATCAACCGATGAAGAACCTGTAGAACAGGAAACTTCTAGGGATGAACCTTATAAGAGACCTGACTACAAGAAACGTTACGATGACTTGAAAAAGCATTATGACTCTAAGCTAAACGAGTTTAAAGCTAGAGAACAAGAGCTACTAGATGAAGCTACTAGAAATAGACCAGCTTATAAAGCTCCTAAGTCTGCTGAAGAACTTGAACAATTTAGACGAGAGTATCCTGATGTTTACGAAGTTGTAGAAACTGTTTCTCACCTTCAAGCTGAAGAGAAATCTAGAGAGCTGAAAGAGAAACTTGAAAGACTTCAACAACGTGAGAAAGAGTTAATTCGTAAGGATGCTGAAAAGCGATTGATGGATAGACATCCTGATTTTGAAGATATTCGAAACAGTGACGACTTCCATAGCTGGGCAAAAGAACAGCCTAAGTCTATTCAGGAATGGATATACTCAAATGCTGATGATGCTGACCTAGCTGCAAGAGCTTTAGATTTATTTAAACGTGATATTGGTATGGACGTTGCACCTAAGAAGTCAAATTCTAAGCAGTCTAGAACTTCTGCTGCTGATATGGTCTCAACCAAAACAACTGCGGTTGAACCTAAACAGGATAAGATTTGGACTGAAAAGGAGATTGCGAGAATGTCAATGGACGAGTTTGACAAGTTTGAAAAAGAAATTAGTCAAGCTATGGTCGAAGGACGTATTCGCAAATAATTATTAACTTAAAACTTATATAGGAGAATGTATCATGGCTCAATATTTTGAACCAAGTCCCGATACCGGTGCTAACTTTGCAAACTCTGTAAGTGGACAAACTAATAGTTTCTTCCTACCTTCGATTTATTCTAAAAAGGTTTTAAACTTCTTTAGAAAGTCTTCGGTTGTAGAAGCTATTACTAACACCGACTATGCCGGTGAAATCTCAGCTTACGGAGACTCAGTTAAAATCATTAAAGAACCCGTTATTTCTGTGTACGATTACACAAGAGGTAGCGACACAACCTCAACTAAATTAACAGACCAAGAACTTACTTTGGTTGTTGACAGTGCAAAAGCTTTCAAATTCATCGTTGATGATATTGAAACTAAAATGTCACATGTGAACTTCAAAGAAGTAGCTTCTTCATCTGCTGCTTATGCATTAAAAGATTCTTTTGATGCTGCTGTTATCGCTAACATGTTTAGTGGTTTATCTGCTTCTGCTCCTGACCATGTGTTAGGTGCTGACAGTGCAACTGCTTTAGGTGCTAACGTATTTGACGGAGCTGGTTCTGTTGATTTAGGCACATCTGGTGAAACTGACCCACTAGACCTTATGGCTAGAATGGCAAGACTACTTGACGAGCAAAATGTTCCTGAAGAAGGAAGATGGTTCGTTGCTGGTCCTGACTTCTATGAGCAACTTTCACAGTCTGGCTCAAAGCTATTGTCTGTAGACTACAACGCTGGTCAAGGCTCAATTAGAAATGGTCTAGTATCAAGTGGAAAACTTAGAGGTTTCAGCATGTACAAATCTAATAACATTGCTGCTACTACTAACGCTACTGGTAAATGTCTAGCAGGACACATATCATCTACTGCTACTGCTCAAACTATCATCTCAACTGAAGTCCTTAGAGACCCAAGTTCTTTTGGTGATATTGTTAGAGGATTGCATGTATATGGTTCTAAAGTCCTTAGACCTGAAGCCCTAGTAGGTGCTTTCTACTTAATCGACTAATTGTTGATAACTCGGGGGGTCTTCGGACCCTCCACTTTTAAAAGGAATAAATATGAAAGTTCAAAAAGTTGATAATATCAAAGACGGAAATAAAGCTGCCAGACGTGAAATGAAATATGGTGGCAAAATGAAAAACCGATATGGTATGAAACATGGCGGTAAAATGGGCAGTGAAATGCCTAAAGCTAAACCTTGCTAATATAGAGACTTTTAAATGGCTACAACATATCTTGACATCACTAACGAAGTTCTAAGAGAACTCAATGAAATTCCATTGACAGCTGCAAACTTTACAAGTGCTACAGGACTTCAACAGTTTGTTAAAGATGCAGTCAATAAATCTATATTTGACATAGCCAATGAAGAACCACAACTACCTTTTCTTTCAGCAGGAGTTAGTGGAGCTACTGACCCATTCTATGGTAACGTAACAGTAGCAACCGTAGCAGGTACAAGATGGTATCTGCTTAAAGCTGATAGTTCTAGTCTAGCAGACGATTATGGTTCTATAGACTGGGATGATTTTTATCTTACCACAATTAATGTTAGTGGTGAAACAGCACCGTATGTCTCTAAAGGTTTAAAGTTTATAAACTTAGAAGACTGGAAAAGATATTACAGAGACAGTGAAAACGAAGACGATGCGAATGGACAGGCTTATGGTGAGCCAGTAAGAGTTATTAAATCACCTGA